CGAGATAGCGTAGCGTCTCGTGGGCTCGGAGATGTGTATAAGAGACAGTTGCAGTTAAATTCTGATGGTACTTTAGCTGATACTACTATTGCCTATTTTGGAAGTTTAGCCGAATTGAATTTGATACAAATGATTAGAGATACTGAATTGTCAGCACAAGCCGTAACTATCAATACTACTCAAAATGTATTATCTACCGGAGTTTTGATAATTTCAGTACAATTAGTGCCAATCGGAGTAGCTAGAGCAATTCAAGTAAATATTAGTTTCGCAACATCAATTTAAAATAAGTAAAAATGTCTAATCCTTTAATAAACGGCGTTAATTATAGTTGGGCGAATGTCAAATTGGTTCTTTTCGGAGTACCGGTTGTAGGCATTACGAACATCGAATATAAGCGCACTCAAAAGAAAGAAAACAACTACGGTTTCGGAACAGAACCCGTAAGTAGAGGTTACGGCAACAAGGAATATGAGGGAAAAATCACTTTGTATCGTGACGAGTGGAACGCAATTATTGCGGCCGCTCCTAGTCGTGATCCATTGGATATACCTTATTTCGATATTCAAGTATCTTTCGCGGGTGTACGTGTACAACCTTCTTTAGATGTATTGAAAGCGTGTGAGTTCATGGAAGACCCGTTTGTGGTTGCTCAAGGTGATACAAAAATCCTTGTAGAGATTCCGTTGATCATTGGCGCTATCGATCACAAAAACTAGGCTTTTTTCTTGCGTTGTTCATAATTTTTAAGTTTAGACGGGATATTTTTTATATCCCGTTTTTTTTGTCTAAATTTGTTACAAATACTTAAACATGACACAAGAAGAAATCGAATTAAAAGCATCCGAACTAAGCATCAAACATGGCGCTAAAGTTCATCCTATTGTATTCCAAATCAAGGGAAGCGAAGATCAAATTATAGGCTATTTAAAAGAACCGCCTAGATTTGTCAAGCTTCGTATTATGGATAAGGCTATGGAAAGCCCGGTAAGTGCAGCTAGTGAGATTATAGACGCCTACTTAATCAAAGAGGAAAGCGATTCTAGGATTTACAGCGAATCGCCCGAAAATGACGAATATTATATGGGTGCGGCTTTGGAAGCATATAGTTTTATAAGATTTGCGGCTAATACGTTTAAAAAAAAATAGCTGATTCTTTTATAGACGATAATTGTGACGATGTGACGCATTGGATATGTTTAGTACAGTTCTATTTTAAAGTAGATCCGGACGAATTAAATGACGATAAATTAGCAACATATATAGGACGATTAAAATACGCCCTTCAAAAAACTAACCAATGGCAGCAGTAAACGAGAATGTACAATATACGCTCACACTCAAGGATCTATTATCCGGTAAGTTAGGCGAAGCCAATACGGCCGCAAAAGGATTAGAAACGACAATGGGGGCGGTTAAAAGCGCATTAGGGTTTTTGGGTGTTGGTTTTGCCGTTTTCAAGGGTGGTGAATTTGTTAAAGAAAGTGTGGAAAAGTTCCACGAATTAGAACAAGCCGCCGCGCAAGTTAGAGCGGGGTTGGCTTCTACAAAAGGCGTAGCCGGATTAACCTTTCAAGATGTAGAAGAAAGCGCCAAAAGTTTAGCTTCTCAAATGAAATACTCTAGGTCTGAAATCTTGGCCATGCAGTCTATTTTATTAACCTTTCCTTCAATTACAAAGAGTTCATTTACTCCCGCTAGTGAGATTATAGCGGATTTGTCTACCCGTTTAGGGCAAGACCTTAAAAGTTCAGCCATTCAAGTGGGTAAAGCTTTGCAAGATCCTATTAAGGGGGTTACAGCTTTGAGGCGTGTAGGTGTAAACTTTAATGAGCAACAAACCCAAATGATTAAAAACATGGTGTTAAGTGGCCATAAAGCCCAAGCCCAAGCAGCAATCATGAAGGAATTAAGGACGGAGTTTGAAGGATCGGCAAGAGCAGCGGCCGCCGCAGATCCTTTATTTTCTTTTAACAAATCAATGGGTGCTTTTTCTTTAAATATAGGAGAGGCAGCTACATCAATATTAGAAACATTAAGTCCCGTTTTAAATACAATTGGCGATAAATTCAAAAGCTTAGGAGAGGATATTAAAAACTTCTTTATTAGCTTTAAAAAAGGTGGAAGTGGGGCATCGGCTTTGCATGAAATATACGATGAAGTTATTAGGCTTACTGCATTTTTTAGGGAAATAGGTAGAGTAGCAACCGGATGGGTCGATTTACTAATCGGAATGGCTAATAGAATTTCTTCGGGTGTTAAATTTATAACGGGTAATCAAACCGGTGCGATTTCTGACTATGCAACAGCAATAGAAGCTTATAAAAAAGCAAATTCATTATTGAATCCAAAGTCGGATGAAAGATCGGAATGGATCAAATCCCAAATGGGGGATTTTAGCAAAAATGAAGTAGTAAGCGATATATTAGAAAAAAATAAAGCATTAAAAGATAGTTTCCAAGACGGGAAAATTACAGTTGCTCAATACAATACTTCTATAAAAGAATTAAAAAACGAATTAAATGCAGATTGGAATACCGGCAAAATTAAAAAGTCGGATGTTGCTGCTTTTAATATGCTTCATGCTGCTTTAAATAACAAACCAAGCAAAGCTTTGGGTGGGAAGGTGGGGGATGAAGCACAAGTTGGGGACATTTCACCAAAAGGCGCTACGGGTCAAAAGGTAGTTACTGTAAACGTTACCATTGGCAAGTTGATTGAACAATTTAAAATCAGCACTATTAATATGACGGAAGGCGCAAATAAAGTTCAAGAGATGGTAGCCAATGTATTGTTAGGCGCAATTAATGATTCACAAATTCAAGCGGGTATATCATGAGTTTAATAAACGTACAAGGCGGATTCAATCCAACGGGCGCAGCTTTAAAATTGGCTAGATACTACAAGCTAAACAATGTAGCTGTAATAAATACAAAACAAAACAATCCGTATTTAGGTAAACCCGAATTGCAATTAAAGGAATATCCAAATTTTCCCGTTGGCACTTCGGCTTTAGGCACACCAATATACAGCGATTTAACTTTAAAATATATTGATCCTTATACCGATTTCTTAGGCAATGTTATACAACCTAATGCAACTGATATAAGCTTAGAAACTGTTATTATAACTTTAGATCAACCAATAAGGATTATTAAGACTGAAATTCAAGGTAGAGATGGAACCGTGAAGGAATACATAGGCAAGGACGACGCCAAAATTAAGATAAACGCTGTTATCACCGGATCTAATGGACGCTATCCGACTGAAAAGGTAGCGGCTATAAAGGCGTGGTTAGACGCTCCGGTAAGCAAATCAATAACGGCGTGGTGGTTAGATAACTTAGGAATTAGCAATATTGTTATAGAATCTTATTCAATCCCTCAAGTAGAAGGTGGAATAAGTTACCAAATGTTTAGCATAGATGCTATTTCAGACAATCCCGTAGAACTTAAGATAACGCAACCAAATGTATAGGCCAATTACTGAAATAAGTTTTGAGCAAATCACCCAAATAACGGGGGAAGCAGCGCGAAATTTGAAATTTACCTTCAATTTTGTGAATGAATTTTCGGCTACCGATACGTGGGTTGATTTAACCAATCAAGCTAAAATCACCTTCCCCAAAAACATCTACGTTAAAGACCAAAAGACCGGACATTTAATGCCAATGGGGGGAACACAGCCTAATTTACAAATAAAAAACTTGTTTTTAAGGGGTGATAAGGTAAAAATAAGCTATGGATATTGGCTAGAAGACGGAAACAGTTCGGTAACTCAAGTATTTGATGGTTTTATTTCGGCGGTAACGTCTAAAAAGCCTATTCAATTAGAATGTGAGGACAATATGTGGGCTTTAAAACAAATCCCTTGTAAACGTCAAGTATGGCCAAAAGAGAAATCTTTAGAGGATTTATTGATTTATCTTTTAAATGGTACACCTTACACGGTAAATACTACGTCTATCGTTAGTATAGGTAGTTTTATAATAGAAAATGAATCGGTGGCACAATTGCTTTCAAGGTTAAGAAAAGAATATCATATAGAAAGTTATTTTAGAGGCACCGAATTAAGAGTAGGCTTAAAACCTTACCTTTTGTCGGAGGCTAGAACTAACACATTTATATTTCAACAAAATATTATTAGCGATCAATTAGAATTTAAAAGAAAAGGGGATATAAAACTTTCGGCGGTAGTACAATCTATCAATACCTGTCTCTTATACACATCTCCGA